TTCTACAAGTTGTGGGTGGATGCAGAAAACAAACGAAACTCTTACAATGTAATTGATGTACATTGGAGTGAGGTGCCTGGCCGTGATGAGAAGTGGAGAACGGAGACTATTGCAAACACCTCTGAGGAACAGTTCAGAAGAGAGTTTGAGTGTGAATTCTTAGGTTCTTCTAATACATTGATTGCGCCTGCAAAGATTAAATCTATGGCTTTCCATAACCCAATTGAGTCTAATGCTGGGTTGGATATGTATGAGAAACCAAAAGAAGGACACCTTTATGTTCTTGTTGCAGACGTATCCAGAGGTACAAACAATGACTATTCTGCATTTATTGTGTTTGATGTGTCTACAGTTCCTTATAAGATTGTCGCAAAGTATAGAAACAATCAGATTAAACCCTTACTCTTTCCTAACGTCATTCATGACGTTGCAACTGCATACAATACCGCATACACACTGATTGAGGTAAATGACATTGGTGAACAGGTTGCATCTGCACTACAGTTTGACTTAGAGTACGAGAACCTTATTATGGCGTCCATGCGTGGGCGTGCGGGCCAGATAGTAGGGGGTGGATTCTCTGGGGGTAAAGCACAACTTGGTGTGAGAACAACTAAAGCAGTCAAGAAGATGGGGTGTTCTAACCTCAAACAGATTGTTGAATCTGATAAAATAATTATTAGTGACTACGACCTTATCAAAGAGTTCTCTACCTTTATTCTTAAAGGACAGTCCTTTGAGGCAGAAGAGGGTCATACTGATGACCTTGCAATGTGTTGTGTATTGTTTGGATGGTTAGTACAACAAACCTACTTCAAAGAGTTGACAGACGATGATATTCGTGCAAGGATGTACTTAGAACAACAACATCAACTAGAACAGGACATGGCTCCATTCGGATTTATTGACGATGGGGTACACGAATATGGTGAAACTGTTGTTGATGAATACGGAACACGATGGGCTCCAGTGGTTCGTTCCTACGACTCTGATTGGTAGAAAACTCCAAAACCCTACATAATATCAATAATATCGTTCTCTAACTTTAGATAACAATTAGCACAAACTATCTTGGATTGATTGATATAATCGACAACTTCTGTTCTAGATTCTTCATTCAGTCCTTTTCTTTTGGTTAAAGAACGGATTTTTCTCTCATGAGGAAAGAATTGGAGACAGGCGGTTTCAGACTCCCCACAATACATACAGATTTTATTGCCTAGATACTGGTTTACCCATATCTTGCGTTTTCTGTAGTGTCTTTGGGATACCTTTTTGATAGTTGCCTTGTATTTTTCATAATGGTCTGACATATTATTATTTATGTGCAGTTAAACCTATAAAAAATTGAATGAAAAGAAGGTTTTTTATAAATATTCATGTAAGTTTGGAAAACTTAATAATGAATCCATAAAGGAGAAACAGAGATGGCATTTCAAGTATCCCCTGGCGTTCTCGTCAAAGAGGTTGATTTGACCAATGTTGTTCCTGCTGTAGCGACTTCAATCGGTGCGATGGCTGGTGGCTTTTCTAAAGGCCCAGTAGAAGAAATCGTACCAATTGGCTCAGAAGGAGAACTGGTTTCAATCTTCGGTAAGCCTAACTCAACTAACTTTGAGACATGGTTTACTGCCGCCAACTTCCTACAATACGGTAATGCGCTTCGTGTTGTTCGTGCAGACACAGCTGCTGTCAACGCAACCGCAGATTCGTCAGGATTAAAAATTAAAAATAGTACCGACTATGATGCAAACTATGCTGCTGGACAAGGTTCAGTAGGAGAGTGGGCAGCAAAATACCCAGGCACATGGGGTAATGCAGTCGGCGTATCAGTTTGTTCAAATGCAACTGCATATTCACAAACTGTAACCTCACTAACAGACGGTGCTCTTGCTGTTGGTGATACAACAGTAACAGTCGATAATGGTACTGAATTCAATGTTGGTGATATCGTTTACTTCCAAGAAGCAGACGGTCAACAATATGAAGTTACCGCAATCGCAACCAACGATTTGACAGTTCGTCAACTAGACAACCCCAATGGTGGTGGTATAAAATCTATTATTGCAGATAACACTGCAATTCGTAGACGTTGGAGATTCTATGACTTGTTTGATGCTGCTCCAGGCACATCAACATACGCAACTGACAAAGGTTTAGTTTCTGATGAGATGCACATTGTAGTTTATGACTACACTGGTGCAATCACTGGTTATGACACAGACGTTGCTGGTCAAAGAACAAACTCAGTTCTAGAAACATACGCCTTTGTGTCTCAAGCAGCTTCTGCTAAGACTGCACAAGGTGGAACAAACTTCTACGCAACTGTAGTAAATAGAGGTTCATCATATGTTTGGTGGATGGATCACGATGCATCTTTAACAAATGCTGGTACTGACCCAGCATCTGGAACAACTTTTGCTTCTACCGCTGGTAAAGCTGGTGTTCTTAAAGATGAACTTGCTGGTGGTACAGATGATACCCCAACAGTTGGTGAACTAGACCTTTCATATGACTTGTTTGCAGACCCAGACACAGTTGACATCAACCTAGTTATGGCTGGAACTTGCCCTGCATCTACAGACGGTGTAACACACGCAACCAACATGATTGACTTGTGTGAACTAAGAAAAGACTGCGTTGCATTCATTTCACCTCGTAGAGCAGACATTGTTGGTGTAACTTCTAGTGCAACACAAACAACTAATGTTGTTGCATTCTTTAACCAACTTGCAAGTTCATCATATGCAGTATTCGATTCTGGATACAAGTATATGTACGACAAGTACAATGACGTATACCGTTATGTTCCGCTAAACGGTGATATGGCTGGTCTTGCTGCAAATACAGACAATGTTGCTGACCCTTGGTTCTCACCAGCTGGTTACAACAGAGGTCAAATTCGTGGTGCAGTGAAACTTGCATACAACCCAACTAAAGCACAAAGAGATATTCTCTATCCTGCTAGGGTCAACCCAGTTATCACACAAGCTGGACAAGGTACTGTTCTTTTCGGTGACAAGACCGCATTGGCAAGACCTTCTGCATTTGATAGAATCAATGTTCGTAGATTGTTCATTGTTCTTGAGAAAGCAATCGCAACTGCTGCTAAGTATCAACTCTTTGAATTCAACGATGAGTTTACCAGAGCTCAATTCAAGAACTTGGTTGAACCATTCTTGCGTGATGTTCAAGGACGTAGAGGTATTACAGACTTCTCAGTAGTTTGTGATGATACAAATAACACAGGTGAAGTTATTGACCGTAACGAGTTTGTATGTGACATTTACATCAAACCAACACGTTCAATCAACTTTATTACACTAAACTTCGTTGCTGTTCGTACTGGTGTTGCGTTCAGTGAGATTGGCGGATAAGGAGATAAGATATGGCTACTATTGACCAATTTGCGGCTTACCTTACCGGCGGTGGTTCTCGTGCGAACCAGTTTAGGGTAACATTTACTAGTCCAGTTGCAGCTGGTGCTGGACTTGCAACAACAAAAACTCAATATATGTGTAAGTCAGCTTCATTGCCTGGCCAGACAATTACAGAAATTCCTGTAAACTATAGAGGACGTATTCTCTATGTTGCTGGTGACAGAACATTTGAAACATGGACAACCACAATTGTCAACGATACGGACTTCCAAGCTCGTAACGCTGTTGAAGGATGGATGAGTGCAATCAATGATTTGGAAACAAATCGTGGATTGGCAAGACCTTTCTCATACACCTCTCAGTTGATTGTTGAACAACTAGATGCATCAGAGAATGTGAGAAAATCATATACTCTGAAGAATTGTTGGCCAACAGCAATCAACGCAATTGAATTGAACATGGACACTGTTAGTGCAATTGAAGAATTTGAAATCACTTGGAGATATACCGATTTCTCCGCTAGTGGTGTCTAACCCTGTTTTATAATCCTACTAAATAGTAGGGTAAAACTAGGAGAATTATAGTATGGCTGAACTATTTGGTTTCAGAATTACGAGAGCAAATCAGAGTGGGAGTAGTGATGGATTCACTGCTCCCTCTTCTGACGATGGAACGCTTGATATTGTATCAGGTGGTGGACATTTTGCGTCCATCCTTGATATGGACGGGCGTGACCGTAACGAGCTCGACCTAATTCGTAGATATCGTGATATAGCACAACAACCAGAGTGTGATACTGCAATTGAAGATATTGCAAATGAAGCGATTGTCTCTGATGAAAGGGGACAATCTGTTTCTATTTCTCTGGATAGGTCTGATTTATCTAAAAACATTCAATCTAAAATTCGTGACGAATTTAATGAAGTTCTACGTTTGTTGGACTTCAATGCAAAAGGTCATGACATTTTTAGACGTTGGTATGTTGACGGAAGAATCTATTATCATAAAGTAATTGATAAAAAATCCCCTCGTAAGGGAATTCAAGAATTAAGGTTCATTGACCCTCGTAAGATTAAGAAGGTCAGAGAACAAGTAAAAGAAAAAGACCAAAAGACTGGGCTTGACCTTGTTAAAAGAGTAGAAGATTATTATCTCTTTAATGACAAGGGTATTGACCAGAACGCTGGGACAACTACAGGTATTAAAATTACCTCTGATTCGGTCACATATTGTCCATCTGGTCTTGTAGATATGCAAAAAGGCACAGTCCTTTCTTATCTACACAAAGCAATCAAACCTGTAAACCAGTTGCGTATGATTGAAGACGCATTGGTTATTTACCGAATCTCTCGTGCTCCAGAAAGACGTATATTCTACATTGACGTAGGTAACTTACCTAAAGTCAAGGCAGAAGCATACCTCAAGGATGTGATGAATCGTTACAGAAACAAGTTGGTGTATGATGCACGAACTGGTGAAATTCGTGACGATAGAAATCATATGTCCATGTTGGAAGATTTCTGGTTGCCTCGTAGAGAAGGGGGTAGGGGTACTGAGATTACAACTTTGCCAGGCGGTTCAAACCTTGGTGAGATTGATGACATTCAGTATTTCCAGAAAAAACTATATCGTTCATTAAATGTTCCTATCTCTCGTTTGGAAGCAGAAAATTCATTTTCTATTGGACGTTCTGATAACATTACAAGAGATGAACTGAAGTTTACTAAATTTGTTCAGAAGCTTCGTAAGAAGTTTACTGTTCTATTCCATGACTTACTAAGAACACAACTTGTTCTTAAAGGTGTTATTGCAGTAGAAGAGTGGGAATCAATTAAAGAAAACATTCAGTTCGACTTTTTACAAGATGGACATTTTACTGAACTCAAGAATGCAGAGATTCTTAGAGAAAGACTTGATATGTTAGGACAGATTGAGTCTTATGTTGGAACATACTTCTCTAAAGAATATGTAAAGAAAAACGTCCTTAGAATGACTGATGAAGAGATTGAAGAAATCGAAACACAGATTAAGGATGAACAAGGTGGCGGAGATGCCGACCCTATGGGTCAAGATGATGGTATGTTCGCACAGACTAATCCAGAACAAGGAGATAAATAATGTTAGGACAAGTTAGAGACTTTGTAGACTCTATTTCAGACGGTGACAACCTTGCGGCTGAAACACACTTTAATAATGCGCTTGCATCTAAAGTGGGAGATGCATTAGAAACAAAAAGAAAAGAAGTTGCGAAAACATTCGTAACTCATCACGTTCCAGAGGTTGAAGAAGATAGTGAGTAAGACTGTTTCTCAACTCAAAAGAGAGTTGCCAGAAAAAGACGAGCACAAGTTATCTAAGGAGTATAAGAAATTATCTCCTAAGATGAGGGATGCTGTGGATGCTATTTTCAAGGAAATGGATAGTAAGCCTTCTGATTTCCTAAATACTTTTGACAAAACTATAAATAATGTTTCAAAGAAATATAATATACCAGCAAAAAAATTGTTGGATTACTTTGAGACAGAAGTATTAACAGCGATTTAGGAAGAGAACTATGCAAGTAAAAGGAAATGCAACCGCACTCGCATCAGGAACAACTGGTATGGTTGGTTCTACTGCGTGTTGGGTATTCAATACTGGTTCTGCTGGTGTTGTCACTGTTAGAAATGCAGCAGACAATGCAGACGTAGGTACTATTTACGTTGGTGCTGGTGCTGGTATCGTAATCCACCTTAATCAAGGTGAAGGGTTGCGTGGTGCAACTTCAATCTACGCTACTCAGATAACTAACGTAGGAAATTAACCATGAAACTTATTGCAGAACAGATACAAAACGTAGAATACATCACTGAAGAAAAAGACGGTGGTGGAAAAGAAATGAAGATTCGTGGAATCTTCATGCAGGCAGACACAAAAAACCGTAATGGTCGTGTCTACCCATTTGGTGTACTTCAAAAAGAAGTTGCACGTTATAATAAAGAATTTGTTGCTGAAGGTCGTGCATTTGGGGAGCTAGGACACCCAGAAGGCCCTACTGTCAATCTTGATAGGGTATCGCACATGATTACTAAACTGGAAGCTGATGGAAAGAACTTCGTTGGTGAGGCAAAATTGCTCTCTACTCCGATGGGGGAAATTGCGAAAGCACTAATCAAAGACGGTGGTAAACTTGGTGTCTCTTCAAGAGGTATGGGTTCACTTGAGTCTAGAGGCGGTGCGAATTATGTGAAAGACGATTTCTATCTCGCAACTGCGGCAGATATCGTTGCAGACCCTTCTGCACCTCAAGCCTTCGTTGAAGGCATTATGGAAGGTAAAGAATGGGTTTGGTCTAATGGTATTCTGAAAGAAGTTGAGATTGCAGAAATCAAAGAGGATATTGAAAAAGGCGTGAGGAGTCGCAATGCGAAAGTTTCCGCACTTGCCTTTGCCAAGTTCCTGTCAAAACTTTAATCATTATAAATATGTTAAGATAACAAACTCAAGGAGAAAATCCCAATGTCAGAACTAGACAAGACAATTGAGGAACTTGAAGCGGAAGTTCAAAAAGAATTGGAAGAGGCAACTCAGCCAGATTCTTCAGCCGCTAAGGGTGACACAATGGAAAAAGTGGATGGGGAAGTTCAAGACCTTGGTAAAGCTGTTGTTGACCCAGAAGAGAAGAAAGGCCCAGATGCTGCGAAAGCAACAAAACAGGTCAAAGATGCTCAGAATAAGGGCGCAAAAGATGCTAAAGGTAACGATGAACCAACAAAAATCCAAGAACCTCTTGCCG